GGCCTGCAAGGTCTGATAGTAGACGCGGCCCGTTATGATCGTGTCGCCGTTGTCGCCGTCTGATGGATCGGCCAACGTGGTGCCGGACGCGCCCGTCGAAAACGCCGACGCATTCCCGCTGAAATCCCGCGCCTTGACGAAATACCAGTTCGTCGTGCTGGCAGCGAGGCCGCCGTGCGTAAACTCGGTCCCCGCGCTGGTGCCTATAGCCGTCGCTCCGACGGTCGTGTTACTGCTGTTGACGAAGACCTCGACATCCTTGAAGTCGGCATCCGTCGGGTTCACCCATTTGACGATGATCTGCCGATAGCCGCCCGTGGCGGAAACAGAGGTCGGCGCCGCTGGTGCAGTCGTATCACCGCCCGGCGTATGCGTGATCGCGGTGAAAGCGCCCTTGACGCCCGCGACAGTGACCGCTCGCACTCGGATCGTGTATTGGATGCCATCGACCAGCGGAGAGAGTTCGATACTGCTCTCGTCTGTCGTCGTCGCGGCATAGTTCGCATCACTGGTCGCCTTCCATTCGACCTCGTAATAGTCAAGGAACTTGTTCTGCACGTCGGCCCAATCGACGATCACCGTGTTGATGAATGTGCCGTCGCCCTGCGTGCGGCCGCCGCCCGTCGCCGTCAGGCTACTGATCGTCAGGCCGCCGAATGGGTTTGGCAGGTTGCTGTTGTTGCCGATAATCGCGCTTTCTTCCGCCGACCACGAGAAGGCCGCAGAACTCGTCTCCCGCAGCGTCATCGTGACACGCAGGTCGCCCGCTTCGCCATTCGCGCCGAAGGTCCAGCCGACGACCTCGAACTCCTTCGCCGACCAGCCGTAGCGGTCGATGGTCAGCGCGATGATGTCGCCGACCTGCAACTCGAGCGCCTCCATCCCGAAGTCGGCGGTGAAGGTCAGTTGCTCGCGGTTGCGGAATAGTAGCTGCTTCGCCAGACGCTGCGCGGTGGCCGAAGATGTCGTCAGCGGCAACTCTAGGTCGATGGGGCTTTCGACGCCATCGTCCTCGCTGACGAATGTCGAAGAATAGAACTCTGGATATTCGGCCGCGATCCACCGCTGGCCGGCATCGTTGAACGTGCCCCGCACGATGTTGAAGTTATCCCGCATCGCGATCCGCGTTTGCAGGTTGATCTCGCTCACGATGTCGTCGAGCGTCAGCGTCTTGACCGGCGCGGTGTAGTAGCCGGGCTTCAGCTTCCACGAGCCGCCGCCCCACCAGAGCGAGCCGCCGCACGCGGTGACCATCTGCTGCAAGCAGTCTTGAATGCTCATGTCCGCATTCAGCACCCCGTTGATCGTGTAACGCTTCTCTGTCCCGCCGGCATCTAGTGCGACATTCTCGTCGCAGACGTTGGCCGCCGCCGAGAAGCTGGTGTCGTCGATGTTGCTGTCGGCGAGACCCCGGCTGTCGGTCAAGTAGTCGCGGATGCAGAGCGCCGCGTTGGCCGAGAAGGCCGTCGTGCTGGTGCGCGGGTCGTAGACCTTCTTACCCTGCACCACGGCCGAGAACAGCGGGATGCCATTCGGGAACACGTCCTGATCGTATTGCAGGCGGATGTAGAGGTAGGCGATGCCGCGCCCGCGAAAGTTGCTGTCGATCTGCGCGCTCTCAGCCAGCAGGTCAGCGTCCGTCGTTTGCGTGCTGGTGCCGAGATGCTTCTTGACGCGGATCTTCGAGTTCCAGTTCTGCGACGTGACGAAGCCGCTACCGTCGAGCGTTGCCACCTCGTCGTTGATGTAGATGTCGCCGATAGCGTTGACCTCGTGACCTGCCAGCACGAGGATCATATGGAGGTATTCGTTGGTCGTCCCTGTCGACTCAAGATAGGTGATCGTGCCGCCCTTGCGGACAGTCCCGTAGACAAGCTGCTGCGGATCTGTCGCCCCGCGCGTGTTCGCCATGAGGCCGCGCATCTGGCTCATGTCGGCCTTCGGAGCCAGCGCCCGCAGAAGGGCGACAGTCACCAGCGTGTAGGCGACATATCCCAGCACCGTGCCGACAAGGCCCGTGATCCCGATCTTCGCGAAGAATGAGATGAACACCTGCGGCATCAGACCCACCCCGCTTTAGCATGATCGACGCTTAGGTATACCACGCCCGACGCCAGAAGAAACGCCGCAAGTGTCCCGTTGCAGATCCCCATCGCATAGTCGAACGAGCGATTTCTGTTCGCCCGCGCGATGACCAGAGCGCCACGCGGCGGCAGGCTCTCGCAGCGCGTCAGACGCGCGTCCAGCGCATTCTCCAGCGTCAGGTGGCCGAAGGTCTGGATCAGCGTCCTGCGGCTCAGGGGACGCCCTGTGCGCCCCATGTAGCGGCCCAGCCAATCGTCGGCATATCCGGCGCCGTGCATCCGACGCCATGCCTCATTCGTGAACGTGAGGCAGTCATGCTCGCCCCATTTGAAGGGCCGGCCGGCGACCTCTTTGAGGTAGTCTTGCAGCGCATCAAGATTGGGCGTCATTCGCCCGCTCCACCGTGCGGCCCCACGGGATGTCCTTGTCTTGCAGGTCGGCGACATAGGAGAAGAATGTGTCGCCGGGATAGCTGGCCTGCTGGCTCTCGTGCGTATACCGCCGTGGCTTCGTCCGCTCGAGTTCCACCAGCTTGCTATCGACGACCAGCGAGATGACGCCCTGTTGACCATCCTCGGTGATCGTCATCACATTCATCTGGCCCGAGAAGACCTCGATGAAGTTCGTCGAGCCGGTGACATCTGTCAGGCCGAAAAGCACCCGGCATTCCCGCCGCTGATAAGGCTCGACCAACGCCAGCGCGATGATGGTCGCATCGACGGCAGAGAGTTCGATGGTGATCGACTTTGCCGACATGTCCGAGACTTCTTCCAGCCCGCTGATTGTCAGCAGCGTGCCGGCGCCGAGATATGTCTGCCCGTCGATGGTTCTGTCGCCGTAGCCCGTCCACAGCCTGAGCGGCGAGGTGTCGAAGTCCATCTCGATGGCATAGAACGGCTGGATCGAACCCGCCGACAGGGCCGACAGAATGCTAGCCGGGATCGACCGCGCCATTAGATGGCCTCCATCGCGCCGAAGGTGATGCCGTAGCGGCCGATCTCGTCGGCGGTCCTTGCCACCTCGTTGCTGGACAGTCGAAACAGGCCGCGAGGTGTCGAGAGGGTTGCGGAAGCTGCCGAGGCTGCCGACCGAAGCGCCGGCCAGATTTCGAGCGTGCCGCTGCCGTTCTGGTCTTGCAGCACCATGTAAAGCCTGGCCGTCGAGCCGCTGCCGAGTTGGAAGTAGTCGCCCGCAAGCAGCGTGCCCGTCATCGTCACGGTGACGCTGCTAGATCCGGCCGACCCGGTGATCGTGGCCGTCGCCGCCGTGCCACGGGCGGTGCAGCGGCGAGGATCGCCAAGCAGGAAGGTGCCGTATTGCCCGTTCAGCGAGCCGAGCCAAGCGAACCACTTCGCCGCGTTGATGTAGTCCATCGCCGGCAGCGCGATGTCGGCCTGCCACATCTGTCCGGCGTATTTGTGCGCCTGCGTCGAGAGCGTGAAAGGCGAGCGGCTGACAGCCACCGCGTTGACCATCCGCAGATCGACGGATCGAAAGCCCGTGTAGGACGGGATCGTGAGAGGGTAAGAGATGCTCACGCGAAAGCCCTCCCATAGCTGCCGCCGCGCCGCTTCGCATCCAGCACGGCGGCCTTCGTATTCTCCGCGATCTCGGGCATCAGCGACTTGATCTCGGTGCGAACCGTCTGCTGCACGCCGGTCGAGACGTTGATCGTCTGGTTGATCGTGACGCCACCGCCGCCGCCATTCATCATCTCGCGGGTCTGCGCTGCGCTCATGATACGGCCGTCTTGCTGCGGCACGAAAAGTTCGCGGCCATGCTCGCCCGTGACGACCGGCGTGCCGGCCTGCACGGTGCCGCCTGAAGCGTAGAACCCGCCGAGGCCCATAGTCGCCAAGCTGATGGCGCTCGAGATGCCGCGAACCATCTGCTGGACGACCAGCACGCGGTAGAGTTCGCGTATGATGTCGCGGGCCATCGCGCGGAAGGCGTCCTTCGTCGACATCGTGCCATCGATCATCGCCATGAAGGCGCTCTCGATGCTGCCTTCGACAGACTGCATGATGCTTTGGAAGCGGATCATCTCGTCGCTGGCTTCGCGGATAGCCGGCGGCAGGCGCTCGATGGCTGATCGACCGCCCGTTGATCCGCCCGATGTCAGCCCGCTCGGACGCATCGGCGGGCGAAGAACGGGCGCGCCATCAGGGCCAACTGGCGTAAAGCCGGGGAGATTGTCCCAATTGATCGGCGGCAGATTGTTGATCTCATTGTGCTTGTCGATGACCGACTGCATACGGCCGACGAAGGTTTCCATGCCATCAGATAGTGCGACAAACCCCGGCGGTGGCGTGAAAGGCTGGTTCGCCAGATTGTTGATTTCCTTAGCCGCACGACCGGCACTTGTGGGCAGGATTTCGAGGAACTTAATGAAGCTGGGATCTTCGGTGAAAGCCTTCATGCCAGCGGTGAAATCAACAAGATAGTCGGTGACCGATCCAATCAAAGGTGCAAGATTTACCAATGCCTGAGACAATTTGGCAGAGATGATCTGCTCCATCAAGGCCAACTGCTCGTTAGCCTCCTTGCCCTTCTTTATCATGCCCTCATCGAGGATCAGACCAAGTTCGCGCGCGCGGTCGATCATCACCTGCATGGCCGCGCCGCTGTCCTCAAAAGCCCTCTGCAACAGCGTGGCATCGCTAGCCAGCGCCTCCATGTAGAACGTCATCTCGGCCTGCGAGACATTCGCATCTTGCAGCGCCTTGACGTAGGCGCCCAGCTTCTGCTCCGACGACAAGTTCGCGAAAGCCTCGGCGGTCAGCCCGACCTTCGGCGCGATGTTCTCGAAGAAGTCGGCCAGCGGCCCGGCGCCGGTCTGCATGTAGTCGCCGAACTTGTCGTTCACGTCCTTCAGGATGTCGGCCAGCTTGTCCTGCTCGACGCCGAATTGACGCACGCCGATTGCCAACTCCTGAAACCGCTCGACATCGACGCCGGCCACGGCCGCGAGGTTGTCGAGGTTCTTCGCCATGTCGAAGGTTGCGCGAACCGCCTGCACCGAGAAGGCGGCCGCGAGCAGAGGCGCAAGCCGCTTCGCCGCGCTGCCGAGCATGTCGAACGACTTGCTGGCATCGCC